CTACATAATTTAAAATCAGTTCCATCGGACTCACTTAGTGCTAATGCGTTTAAACTATTAGCACATATGCATAACTGCGTTAGATATAAGGGAAAGGCAGCTGAGTATACAAAGCATGAAATTACTGAAAAATATAACATCTATGGATTTCAGTTTGACGACTCTATAGAAGAGCTTAAATTGCGAGATATGGCAAAATATCCAATTTTATTGATAAAAGGTTACTTGTTAATTGAAAATTGGGAGCAAAAACAATCAGAAAATAATAAAAAACATAGAAGATATATGTATTTAAGCGCAATAGATTTGCATGACATTCAAAAGCCAAAAAAAGAAAACGAAGATCGGCGCCATCATATAAAATATTATTTACACGGGTTTCAACAATGTGACAAGCTAGACGCGTGGCTAAAGGAATAGGTACAACGCGCACGGCAATTATAAGTTAATAGTTGATCTCTTACGAGACTCATGGCAAAATGCGCAACATAACAGTACCAACTAACTAAGAGCACCCTATGATTAACACAACAACGTATATTCCACAGAAACGCTCTAAGAGCATTGAAGAGATGGTAGAGGAATCCAGAGCAGTCATAGCGTCCTTTGAGCGCGTGATGGACGTTATGCATCGTGAGCTATACGAAAATAAACGGTTCGTGGCGGACTTTGAGCGTAGCGTCGCGTAGGGCCTATATGCAATAATGTGCTATCAGACAAAGGATGGCACATGGACGTAAAAAGCTTACAGCAAATCTGTGCAGAGCGTGCAGTAGCGTATCTCAATAAACATGGGATAGTTTACCCTACCTACGACCCAAAACTAAGTCGACAAGCTAATTATATGGCAATGGTAGAATATCGCATAAAAGAATCTGCGCTCACTATCGAATATCTATCAGCACATAACACATCTAACGTAACCAATATCAATCAATTCAAGAAAGTATTACAACCTGTTAAATCTTGGGGAACGGCTTACAATGACAAATAATTATACCATTATCCCTGAGGTTATCAGTAAATCTAGAAAGACCGTATTAGATAGGGTAATTAAAAGATATATGGATAGATATGTTAAAGAGGTTTTTGGAAAAGATTATAACCCTACTGAGTGCATATACATCACACAGAATGTGACGCGACATTTATCAAGTATGTTGTTAACATCAGCAATGTATTTAGATAATCAAACACCGACTAGTGTATTTAAACATTTAATGGACGAGTTATTACTAAAACACGGGATGAGTATAGTAATTAATGAAGACGTACCAAAATCTATCATTATCAACTAATCAAAAATTTATTGATATGCGAGCAAACGAATTGCTCGATATTATTATCGTGTTAAATCAAAGATTATTAAAAGCGGGTTGTAAATTTAAAAATATTAACGAAGTCGAAAGAGTTAAATTAAGACATGATGACGAATATAGGGCATCAATGGCTAAAATAGAATATGAAAGATGGGTTAAATCTGGTGTTTATGGAAAAAAAATATGAATTGTGACGTAGACCATGAAAAAATGATGGAACTAATTTCAGATTTTAAAAAATCTTATCGTAATATCGCGACAGAAAAATGTAAAAATGACGATGAGATGTTTGTATTTATACATGAGATAACAACATATTCATCTTTGCTGTTAATATCATTGTTCGATGACATGGATATCCCAACAGACGAAACTTTTGAAAAATTTATGAGACGGACTCATGACAAGTACAAGGAAGAATTTACAAATCATGGATGCGAGCAGCGAACACACTGAACAAGTTTGGTTTTTCAGATGGTTAAAGGTAGCGCACCCGAAGGTATGGGGGGTGGCTTACGCAGTGCCTAATGGCGGCTATCGCTCACCCATGACGGCGGCCAACCTAAGGGAAGAAGGGGTTAAATCTGGCGTCCCAGATATTTGCATTCCTGTTATCAGGGTATCTCGAAATAATTCATCACCCGCGCTATATATCGAAATGAAACGCAAAGGAACGCCTGGCAAGCCAAAGGGAACGCTTACGCAACCTCAAAAAGAATTTATGGTAAAGCTTATCGAGGCCGGGAATAGCGTACGGCTATGTTATGGGTTTGACGAAGCTGAAGCGGTTGTTAATGCGTATTTGATTAAGGACTATGAAGCCGATTTTGCATTATTTGATGAAAGGCTGGCCAAGATATTGGGGTTAGTTATTAACTGACCTACAACGAAAGGGGTGTTTGGTAGTAGGTCAGTAAGACAGTTGGCATATATAATAAGATATTGGGATGAGATACAATTTAGGAATGGCTAAAATAAATCCAAAAACCGCGACTAAATATCATGGCGGTATACCGAAAGAATACATAGAGCATTGTAAGAAAGGCGGCGCTGTATCTCAGTTTTGTCTTAAATACGAGGTATGTCGCGCTACATTCGATAACTGGTGCGCTAATTATCCAACGATGATGGAAGCCAAGCTTATCGGAAAGCATTTAGCTGAGGGCTGGTGGGTTACGCAAGCGCAAAATCATCTTATCATTCATAATGAGCAGGATTGCGGGACAACCAAATTTGATACGACTTTATATAAATTCATTATGTCGGGCCGCTTTGGCCATACGACCGATAGAGATTTTGATAATAGGCTTAAGGAATTAGAAGAAAAGCTAGCGAAGCAGGCTCAAACGACCGCCGTCTCACAATATGCTCAAGAAGGCGAATACACACTAGATGACGATAGTAAGACTAAGTGACACTGTAGAGCTACGCCCCCAGCAAATCCCGTTATTCGATGCTTTTTTTAATAAGGGCATTAGGAATTTTTTGCGGATTGCACATCGACGCTTTGGTAAAGATTTCGAAGCTTTTAATCTTATGTGGTGTGCTGCAATCGTACGAACTGGTATCTATATCTATTATCTGCCCACAATATCACAAAGCAGGCGCGTAATCTGGGATACGGTTGGAGAGACTGGCGTTAGATTAGTCGATAGAATACCGCGCATATTTAATCCAAAATTAAACTCATCTACCCAAACGATTCGATTCCCCAATGGATCAATCATCTATATTACTGGGTCTGATAATTACAAACGGATGATTGGATTAAACGCTTGCGGGATATGTTGGTCTGAGTATCAAGACACCAATCCAGCGGCCGTTGATGCAATGAGGCCAATGATTACGCGAAACAAGGGCTGGCAGCTCTTTTTTGGCACTCCCCGGGCCTATAACCATATGGGGGATTTATATCACGCACAAAAAGATAACCCCGAGTGGTTTGTAACTAATTTAACGATAAATGATACGACTGATATACATGGAAGGCCCATTATAACTGAGGCAGACATAGAACTTGAGCGACGCAACTTAATGCCTGAAAGCCTAATTCTCCAGGAATATTACGGTAGCTTCGATGCGGCGATACGTGGCGCTTACTATGCCGAACAACTATTTGATGCACGCAAAGAGGGGCGTATTGGTCATTTCCCAGTAGATAATATGTATCCGGTATATTCCGGATTTGATATCGGCTTCGACGATCACACAAGTGTCTGGTTTTTTCAGCACATACATGGTCAATTAAGAATGATTTGCTATTACGAGAATCGAGAGAAGACGATAGCATTTTATTGCGAAATATTAAAGCAGAAGCAAAAAGAATGGGGCTGTCGATACTCTACGCACTGGGCGCCGCATGACATCGAGAATAGAGAGCTTATCGCAGGCAAGAGTCGAAAAGACGAAGCGAGAGAGCATGGCATATTGTTTAGAACAGTTCAAAGGCCAGCTAAAAAACTGCATGCAATATCCTGTACGCGATACTTATTTCCTCGTATGTGCTTCGATGAAAAGGGTTGCCGCCAAGGGCTTAAGCATTTATCTGAGTATCGTTCTGAGTTTAACGAGAAGAGAAACGTTTACAGTAATGAGCCATATCATAATGACGCAAGTCATGGAGCTGATGCCATGGGCACAATTTGTCTGGGATGGTTAAAAGCTTTTGAAGAGACGGCATTCCGTAAACAGTTCGAAATTGCCAATGCATATGCCACCACAATTTGGTAAGGGTGTTAATTACCCCTTTCTTGAAGTTGAACCTAATTGCGTGCATATCATTTAATGAGTTAGACTAAGTAATAATGTAAAATAAAAGGAAGTTAGTTGCATGCCTGTATTCTACTATCACCCCAGGAATTCCGTAGGCCAAAAGCTACAAGAAATTAACGGTTCAAAAGGGTTTTTATATACGAACCGTGGCGAGATGGAGCTGAGGCTTAACCGCCAACTAGCCGAGGCTGGCTATGACATTTGGCCTACTTATCATTGTGTTGTTGGGAGCCTGGCCGGATGCGTAGACATGCAGATTGCGCTAGACCCAGATGACGAGCTAGATAGACACTCAATTAAACTTTGCGCTACAAAAACCCCTTGGACTTACGTCAAAGTAATCAATGGGCCCAAAATGAGTTGTGTCGTTGGATATTGCTCTAGCAGCGCTAATTCACCATTTTCGATGACAAATGCCGAAATGGCTCAAAAGGGGATAATTTCATCTAGCTATATACCAAGGCAATTGGGATGAGTAAAAAAGCAGTCAGTAAAGCCAGTGGTTGCGCCATAGGTGAGCATCAGTTTATCGTGAGCCATTGGATAGTGTCGCAATCGAGGCAAACAGCGTCATCATTTATCTGTCAAAAATGTTTACTGCACATTGAAGGTAAGTCAGAATTAGCAGACTCAATAAGAGCGATACATGGCGAACGAACAGAATAACCGAATTCGGTTAAAAAAGATTTGCGAACAAGTATTAGAAGTAAAAACAATTAAGATTGTGATAGGACGTCACAAACGTCCCATCGATAAAGAGGATGAAATCATTTTTCACATCGATATATAGAGGGACTTATGGGACTGT